TTAAGACTAAAGCTGCAAAGCTCATCACTCGCAGTCGGATTAGAGAACGTCCAAGTCGTAGCACCAGTAGTCGTTGCTGTGACTGAGTTACCTAGTGTCAGGTCAATAGTTGTTGCGCCTGTAGCATTTCCTAGTGCGTTAGTAATCTCGCCATAGTCTTTTAAGTTAATTGCTGAGACTGTTTGGTCTGCGCCTGTAATCTCGCCAGACAAGGTGGTTGCAGCTAAAGTCTTGTTCGTAAGTGTCTGGGTGTTTGTAGACGTTGTAGTGTTAGCGTCATACGCTTGAACGTCTGTACCAATGACTAGGCCAAGGTTTGTTCTCGCTGTGCTTGCACTTGCAAGGTCAGACAGATTGTTTGCTACTTGGGCAAACTTAGCATCTGCGGCAGCTTGAGTGTAAGTGTTAGCCACATTGAATGCGCCGTAAGCAACAATGTCTACAATATCTCCTGCTGTAGCTCCTGTAGCTAAAACAATGCTTGTACCTGATGTTGCGGTAAAATCAGTAACAACAAGCAGCTTTGAGCCGTTAAGATATACGTCAACAAACCCAACATCATAAGTAATAGCAAAAGTAGTTTGAGCAGCAGTAGCTGTGTAGGTTTGACGACTAGAAGTGCCATTAACTGCCGAGCCTGCGGCTGTCCATCCAGTGCCAGTATATACACGCATTTCTTCTGCTGTTGTATCCCAGTACAACGCACCAGTAAGCAAAGCATCTCCATCATTGTCTACTGTTGGAGGCGATGACTTAGAACCAAGGTAACGGTCATCAAAATTATCATAGGTAGTGGCTGCTGCTGCGGCTGAACTAGCTGCTGCTGTTTCTGAATTACCTGCGTTAGTCGCGGAGGTAGATGCACTACTAGCAGAAGTAGACGCATTAGAAGCTGATGTAGCTGCGGCTGTTGCTGATGTAGCTGCTGAGGTCGCACTGCCTAAAATTGAGTCTGTGTAAGCTTTGGTAGATGCGTCCTGTGCTGCTGTAGGATCACCCATGCCAGTGATCTTGTTAGTTCCCATAGCGATAGCACCAGACATTGTGCCACCCGCGAGTGGGAGTCCTGTGGTGTCTGCTGCATCAACGTAGGCTTTAGTCGCTACATCTTGCGCTAGTGTAGGATCAGCAACACTTACAATTTTATTTGCGCCCAGGGATAGCTGTCCTGACATTGTACCGCCAGCTAAAGGAAGCTTGGCAGCAATGCTGTTAGTAACTGTCGTATGGAAAGCTGCGTCATCATCTAGTGCGGCGGCTAATTCGTTGAGAGTATCTAAAGCAGCAGGTGCGCCATCAACTAAAGCAGTTATTAAGCCATCTGCATAAGCTTTTGTTACAGCGTCTGTTGCAGCAGTAGGCGTACCTATATCAGTAAGACGGGCTGCGTTAAAGTCTACAGTGCCAGTAAGAGCTAGATTATTTAGTGTAGTTGTGCCAGAAGTTGCAGTTACATTACCTGTCAAATCTCCTGTTACATTTCCGGTTACATTTCCGGTTAAATTACCTGTGACATTGCCAGTTACATCTCCAGTTAAACCACCTGCAAAACCAGTATTTGCTGTAATTAGTGAGCCTGTAATCGCAAGAGGGCTAGACGCTCCAATAATAACACCGTTAACTGATCCGCCTGTTATCACAGCGTTGCTTGATGCAAAAGTGCCGTTAGCTGTTAATGTGCCTGTAATAGTGGCTGTAGTTGTTGTAAGTGAAGAAGGATTGGTTCCTAGCTCAACAATTGCTGTAGATGCATTCTCAGTAAAAAGTCGTTTATCTGTGACATTGACCGCAAGTTCGCCTTGAACTAAGTCACTCGTAGTGGGTACGGCTGATGCGGTTGAGCTGTTCTTGGTGACTATCGTTGCCATGTTGAATTCCTGTAGTTACCACTTGGTTTTGTGCGACCAGTATCGAGCTGATAGTTTAGACGGATTAGAGTCTTGAGCGTTATGCCTGGCATAATAGGATTTTTTCCTTGCCTTTTCTTTGGCAGTCTTGGGATTGCTCCCTGCGCCCTTAACACCTTGCTGCCCAAATCGGACAGTCTTGATTTGATCACCGACTTTAGCCAATACAACGTGGCTTTTAGTAGGATGGTTAGGGGTTTTTTTGGGTTGATTATACCCACTTAATCCAAGAGTGGTTAATCTTGAGTCTTTTTTACGCATAAGATAAGGGGGCAGGTTTCCCCACCCCCATCTCCATTTAGCCGTTAACAGCCATGATGAAACCGCTGTCAGGACGGTAAGTCTTAACACCGTACAGAGTATCAGCAGTATACAGTGTTCCGAGGAACTCCTGCTTGTACTGAGTCTGTGAACGAACACCAACTTGCTCTGCTAAGATCATAGTATCTTTATGAACTAGCATTGCTGCACGAATCTCACCACCTGCTGAGTTATCCGCGGCAGTCTCAGTAACAGGACAGTTAGTAGAGATAAACACATCAATACCATAAAGATTTCCGATCTTGCCATTTTGCACAGGTTCGCCACCAACAAAGTCAGAAGACACATAACGATCAACACCCATGATTGCATTACGCAATGAAGGTGGGATAACAAACGCGCGGTTATCCATAGGTACGTCAGCATCGTCCTGCTTCTGGATCAGATCACGGAAACAAGCATCAGTAAAAACGTCAGCAGTAGTAACAGTGTCATCAGCATAAGCTGTAAGGCCAGTTGAGGCATCACAGAAGAATGCAGCAGCAGTGTTAGTCCAAAGAGTTCCATCGCCAGAACCAAAAGACTTACCTAAATCCATCAGGTCTGTATCAACCTGACGCGAAAGAGCATAACCCGCATCTGAAGTGTAGAAGTTACGAAGCGAAGACAAAGCCTGAACTTCAGTAATATCTTCAATGATACGTGAGTATTCGTAGTGCTTGTCTAGCGCGACTTGCACTTCGCCCTCTGTGTTGCTCTGAATAGTCACAGCAGTTGCTGAGGCTTTAACGTGAGCATCTCCGCGAATAGGAGCAGGAATATGGATGATGTCACCCTTCTTTCCTGTCATGCTCATTTTCTTTACTAGGTTCGCGAGAATGAGGTTCTTCTCATAAGCAGCGCGAATCTCGTCACTCCAGATTTCTGGAATAAATGTGGCAGCAGTAGTGTTAGTTACCGCTCCACCCATATTGGGATAGGTTGAATCAGTCATAATAATCTCTCAAAGGTTAGCTTTTGACGCGACCTTCCTGATACGCACGAAATATCTCATCAGACATAGATTCATAGCGTTTCGGGTTAGTTCGCATTAGTTCAATAATGTCGCTTCTTCGATAAATTTTTCTACTTGGAGCCTCACTACTTCCTTTAGCTCCACCTGTTGAGGCTGCGTTCAAAGTTTGTTTACGTTCTTTGCGCTCAACATTTACGGCCTGTTGTGCAACATCTTGAGTTGATTTCCAACTAGAAAACAATTCATCTGCCGCATCATAGTCGTAATTATTGTTTGCTCGTTCGTATAACTCTGAACGAATCTTGCTACCAACAACCCACTTTTGAAAGTTGGAATTCATAGCAACTTCTTTAATGTCAGGATGCTTCTGCTGTAACGCAGAAAGCGTCTGACTTTGTTTCATCTGATTGCCTAATTGCTCCAACTGTTTAATGGTTGGATGGTTTGCAATTTTGCTATCAACAGCCTTATCAGGTTCAGCGAAAAAATCTATCTCTTCAGCCTGTTCCGGTTCGTTGACTTTGGTCTGATTAAGAATGAAATCATCTACAACCTTTCTTAATTGTCCTACCTCTTGCCCTTGTTGACCAATGCGAGACTCTGCCTCTTGATGCATCTTAATCAACTCCGCTGGACTTTTCCCTTGATAGTTATCAGGGATGTCATCCTGGGGCGGGGTTTCAGGTGGGGCTGCGGCTACCTCTTCTAAGACCGCATCTGATTGTACAGCTTCATCTACCTCTTTCTTCACTTCGTCAATAAGTTGTGCCACTATTAAACTCCTATGGAGACAAGACTAATTCTAAGCTACCCCGAAGGACTAAGAGTTAGCTACCTTGCGTTCGTGTTTAATCTTCGCCTGTCTATCCTTAGCCCATTTCATAGTAGCCCCCGGATAGGAACCGGAAATGGGGTCAAGTATCGACTTAACAGGTGAGATTATCTTACTACTTAAACCGTCACACTTAGGACAGTTACGTTTGTAATCGTCAGTTAACAAAGCGCGATCCAGCATAGCCTCATGGACATGTCCTTTAGCACATTGAAAATCAAAAATTACCAACATTACTGCTATCCTCTCGTAAACGATTTACTGTAGATTCTAAGTTAAGTATATAAGCCAAGATATTTAACTGGCCTTTGCGAAAATTCAGATCATCTCTGTCTTTCGTATGCTCAACGGAATTAATGTGAAGAGCATTGGCACTTAGCTCTTCGGTTAAATCTTTCCAGCCTTGCATTAAAAATATACTCGCAAGGTTGTCATAATATTGTTCGGTATCTTTATCCATTCTTCTTCGGCCTACCTCTAGGTTTGGCTTGTGGCTTTTCTTGCACAAAGTTTTTTATGTCATGCAAAAGAATGGTATGTTGTTTCTCTAAAGATTCTATGCGCTCTGCTAG